AGCGGCGTAGAATTCTGCGACCACTTTTGCTGTGGGATGCCAGCCAATCTGTGCAAGGCAGTCAGGTTGTCACACGCGCTGGCCGCAGCCCGCCAGCCAAGCGAGCAGTGGGTGCACAAACTGGCAAACGAAATTGCTTCCGCAAGCGAGCATCGTAATCCGATTGTGACGGCCTTGTCCTATGCGGAGCAAGAAAAGTGGCTGGCTACAAAAGCAGAAGATTTAATTCGCGCCGCCCTCGCCAGCCAGGAGCCAGACAAGGAGGCGAAAGCCGGATGAGCGACAAAACTAAGCGTAGCAAGAAGGTTGAGATGACAGACGGTGACCTGTTGGCGATGTATCGGTGTTTTCTTTACACCAAGATGAGCATAAAAAACGACGAGCCGAAGCCGTCTGACAAACAATGCCTTGATTGGTTGCAAGTGGTCATGGCTCAAGCGGAGCATCGAATAGAGCCGCCGCTTTTCATGCGCATCCATCCAGATGTTATCTGCGCACCGATTCCGAATACTCAAACCAAGACGAGTCCGGCTATTTGTCCAATCGTAAGACGGTTCGATATGTTCTGCGCATTGCCGGATTGGAGAGAGTCGGAGCGCCCGCCCAAGCAGTCCTGAGCGCGGGGCAGAGAGGGAGCGGTTTGATGATTAAAATTGTGCTGACATTGCTGCTCAGCGGATTGGAGGTGCTGCCTACTATCTGGACGTGTCCACAAACCACTACTCCAGGTACGCAGTTGTCCGGGGGCGCACCGAGCGGACAGAGCGTTAAACGAGTGCGCGGCCTAGCAGCTAACGAGTGAGCCAGCAGGCACGGGCAAACAGTCGGAGGAGCAGAAATGAGAGACGGTCTACTCCTGCGAGGCTTGCATGAATCCTGGTACTAAACCGCCGAATTTACTTGCGGATACCCAGAAATAGTGCCTAAATACCCGTATGGGACGCCCAAAAGGGTCACAAAACATACTTCCCGAAGCTAAGCTATTTGTCCAGCGCATCGAGAAGATGCTCAAGAAGGCTAACCCGGATACTGACAGCTTGGAACGACTCGCCTGCCGACTGATGACCCATCCCGCCAATGAAGCGCTCGAAACAAAGTTCTTTGCCCATGAAGGCCAAGTTACTGACCAGCGCGATGTAGTGAATTGGGCGGCTCGCCTCAAAGCAGCCGAGATTGCAGCAAATATCTGGCGCGTGCTGATGAACTACAAGCATGGCATGCCCACCCAGACGCTCGACGCCAATGTAACGCTGAATTACACCGAAGCCCTGACTAAAATGAGAGCTAAGCGTGCGACAGAGACTTAGTGAAAAGAGAACTCGCAAATTGGGAAAAGTCCATAATTTGCCGATAGTTAAGGTCATGGTGCGCGGCGGGACCAATCATCGCAAAGATTTGTGCTTAGAAGATGGCACCATTATCTGCCTCTGGCCTGATGGGGTTTATACCGTCTCAACTGATATGCCTATTGCTCGCTGGCGATCATGAATAGCCAAGCACTGGAACTTGTTGAGGAGATTGCCAGTTATGCGTATGATCCTCTGGGGCTTGTAAAAGCTATCTTTCCTTGGGGCGAAGGCGAGCTGGCGAATAGCCAAGGGCCAAGAGCGTGGCAAGCGGAAGAACTCAAAGCCATTGGCGAGCACATCAGGAATCCCGAGACTCGCTATATGCCCTACCAGTCCGCGGTCGCGTCGGGGCACGATATTGGCAAATCGGCTCTCGTGGCCATGATTCTGAAGTGGGCACTAAGTTGTTGGCCTGGCGCAAGATGCATCATCACAGCCAATACGGGCAATCAACTCAGCTCAAAGACCCAGCCGGAGGTCAGCAAATGGTTCAGGTTAGCCTATGATAAAGACTTCTGGGAAGTGCAAGCAACCCGTATCTCTGTTAAAGACGCTGAATATCGCGCTACCTACCGCGCTGACTTCGAAACGTGGTCGGAATACAACACAGAGGCTTTTGCTGGCCTGCACAATGCTGGGAAGCTCATCCTGGTCATATTCGATGAAGCATCGGCCATCAACCGGCCCATCTGGGAAGTCACGAAAGGGGCGCTAACCGATGAAAACACCGTCATTCTCTGGCTTGTCTTTGGAAATCCAACGCTTAATGACGGACCGTTTTTTGAGTGCTTCGGAAGCCAGTCTCATCGTTGGCGTCATAGACACATTGATAGCAGGACCGTGGAAGGGACTAACAAGGCCCTTTATGAGCAATGGGAAGAAGATGAAGGCGAAAATTCGGACTTCTTCAGGGTACGTGTACGTGGAGTTTTCCCGCGTCAGGGTGACACCCAGTTTATCTCCTCAGAAGTCGTGCAGCGAGCCAGACGTTATCGAGCTGAAGGTTTTGAATATCTGCCCAAAATCCTCGCGTGTGATGTGGCACGTTTCGGCGACGACCAGACTGTAATCGGCTGCCGGCAGGGGAGGAAGTATGTCCAGCTTGAGAAGTTCAGAAACCGGGACACGCAGTTTACGGCTAACAGGCTTATTACTCGCATGGGGGAACTCAAACCGCAAGCCACGGTGGTTGACGCGGGAGGAGTTGGCGGCGGCGTCGTTGATTATGTACGGGCATTGGGCTATGACTGCTTGGGTTTTGATGGAGCGGAATCAGCCTTTGATGCAGTCAAGTACTTTAACCGGAGAGCTGAGGTGTGGGGCAAATGTAAATCTTGGTTAGAAGCTGGCGCGCAAATCCCTGACGACGAAGAGTTAGCCTCGGACCTGACAGGTCCGCAGTTTCATTACGCCCAGGGCAAGCGAGCGCATGGAAGCGTGGTTATCGAAGCTAAAGAGATGATGAAAAAGCGCGGATTGCGCTCGCCGGACCTCGCAGACACGCTTTGTCTCACTTTTGCTGTTGACGTAGCGCCGCCTGACGCAGATACTCACGATGACGATCGGCCGGAACTGCCTTCTGGCCCGCAAAGTTGGATGGCTGTCTGATGAAGCTCTTGCTCACACTCACAACCGACCAAGGCAAGTTCATTACGCAAGTCACAGCGGATATTGACCCCGAGGACCTAGACTTGCCGGCTACGGAGTTCAGTTTCAAGGACTTGCTACTAAACAAGGCCATCGAGACTTTGCAGGCCGAAGCTCAACTGGAACAGGCAGCGCAGCGTTTCAAGCACAAGCCTTGCTATCTTTCCTCGGAGGTGCATTGAAGCCCAAGTCATTCATTCCGAAGGCCATAAAGCAGTCCACGACTTCACGGCTAGGCCAAGAAGCAAGGACGCAATCGAGGTTTGCGCGTGACAACAAGTCCAGCTATTTCAAGATTCGAGCCAGTGGCAGAAAGGCTCCTTAATTCCATCCATGAGAAGAACTGACCGAGCAGGCGCGGGCAGCGGACGCGGCAGTCATGCCGCCAGCCAGGTAGCTAGTGGCTGCTTACCTAAGCCAAACGGCCCAGAAGAGCATCATGGCTGGAACGCCTGCGACTGGCAGCCGATGGAAGACCAAGTCTTCATCGAGCGTCTTGAGCCAATCCAGCAAGGGCGCAAAAGCCCCATTGTTATCACTGACTTAGCGACAGCGGACAATAAGATGCTGCTGCGCAAAGGCAGGGTGTTGGCTGTGGGGCCGGGCAAGTGGATACCTGGGACGTGGCGGTTCAGGCATACGCGAATAGGCGATTTCTGGGATTGGTTCGATGGCTACCGCGAGACTCCAGCCGTTAAGCCCGGCCAGCTCGTCATCTTCAATGCTCGCTGGAACGATTTGCGGCATGGCGAGTTGCGGCCCATTGGCTCAGACCGTTATAGCCGCAGCGCACCGCTTGAGCGCCCATTGAGTTACCGTTTTGATGAACGAATCCACTTAGTACAGGAGGCCGACATTGCAGGCATCTTGGCCTAAAGACGGCGTTGTGCTCGTCTTCTGTAAAAATGGCAAGTATTGGGCTGGAATGGTGTCGCCCGACCTGGAGAACGTCTCCGATGTTCTAGACGAACTCAAACAGCAGGCTAAAGCCAAGCAGACTAAGGAATTACTGGAGATTTGCGGCAGGCAGGTCAACCGCAAACTCGCTGTCCAATAATGGCTAAATCCACAGCCAAATACGCCGAAACAGCCTCAAAGAACATCGGCAAGCGTGCTATCCGCGTCCGCGATATCGTTGTAGGCACCCCAGACGACCTGACAGAGTTTCTAGCGCAAGCGCGTGAACGCTTCAAGCTGGCTGTGGATGCCGAATCGAGAGAACGCGAAGACCGGCTATCTGACTTGCGGTTTGCGACTGGCGACCAGTGGCCGCAAGAAACCAAGCGCATCAGGGACGCTTCCAACCGGCCCTGCATGACCATCAACCGCTATCCGGCAGTCAAGGGGCAAATCGTCAATGAGCAGAGAGCGCAACGACCTTCGATTGTTGTTAAGCCTGTGGGCGATGGCGCTGATGTGGATGACGCGGATATGCTGGAAGGGCTGCTTCGGCACATCCAGGTCAATAGCGATGCCGAGATAGCCTACGACTGCGGCTTTGAGCACATGGTCCTTGCAGGCAAGGGCTATGCCGAGATTTGCCGGGATTACCTTTCTGGCGAGACGTTTGACCAGGAACTCTACATCCGGCGTGTAAAGAACCCATTTACCATCTATTGCGACCCGTCGAGCCAGCTGCCGGACGAATCGGACGCCAATTGGAAGTTCAAGGTCGTGGACTATCCGACTTCGGAGTATCTGGCGCAGTTCCCAGGCAGTCAGCTGGCCAGCGCGGTGGATTTCCAATCGATTGGCGACCAGTTCCCCTTCTGGGGCGATAAAAAGACCATCCGCGTAGCCGAATACTGGTACAAGGACTGGGAGTACGATGAGCTGTACCTGATGGCCGATGGCACGTCTATCCGCAAGAGTTTGTATGACTTGCGGCACAGCGGCAAGAAGGCGGAAGACCGACCAAAGCCAGTGGATAAGCGGCCTTGGAAGAAATGCAAGGTTTGCTGCGCACTCATCAATGCCGTTGAGATCATCGACAAATACAAAGACGGGATGTACAGCTACACGTTTCCCGGCAAGATCGGCTTCATCCCACTTGTCCCGCTAATTGGCGAAGACTTTGATGTGAATGGCGACCGCAAGATTTATGGCATTGTCAGAAACTCGAAGGACGCCCAGCGAGAGATAAACTACACCCGGTCTTACGGAGCCGAGATTATGCAACTGGCTCCGAAGGCTCCTTGGATTGGCTGGAAAGGGCAGTTCAAAGACCCAAAGTGGAAGACAGCGAACGTCATCAACTATGCCTACCTTGAAGCCGATTTGGTTACTACTACAGGACAGCCTGCGCCGAGCTTGCCGCAAAGGAATCAATTCGAGCCGCCGATTCAGTCAGCGTTGCAGTTCAATGTGGCGGCAGATCAAGACTTCAAATCCACTACGGGCATTTACGAGCCAAGCCTCGGGCAAAACAAGAGCGACCAATCAGGCAAAGCCATTGCCTCGCTCCAGCAGCAAAGCCAACTAGCCAACCTGAATTACACAGACAACCTCAGTCGATTCCTTCGAGCTGTAGGGCGGGTGTTGCTCGATGCGGCGCCCTATGTTTATGATGCCCCCCGGATTCAGCGCATCATCAAGCCAGACGGCGAAGTGCAGCATGTCATCGTCCACTCTGGCCGGGCGAATGCCGCCAACCAGCTGAAAAGCCCGGAGATACAGGATGTCTACGACTTATCGAAAGGCGTCTATGATGTGGTGGTGGACGTTGGGCCGACGTATCAGACGAAGCGCCAGGAAGCTTTTGCCTTGCAACTCCAGCTGGCCGAAGCCGACAAGACTGGCACGGTAATGAAAGTGGCCTCGGACATCATCGTAGCCAATAGCGACATGCCAGGCGCGCGCGAGATAGCGGCGCGGCTCAAGAAGACCATTCCGCCCGATGTCTTGGCCGATGATAGCAACACCGATCCCAAGGTAGCCTTGCAGCAAGCCGTCTCGACCATCCGCAACCTTGAGCAGCACAACCAGCAGCTGATGCAGCAAAACTCGCAGATGATGCAGACCATCAAAGAGGAAAAGATTCAGGCGGCCAAGGACATTGAGATTGCAAACATCCGTGCAGCGGCATCGGTTGAGGTGGCTGGGCTGACAGCCAAGATAGACGCGGCGAAACTAGACTTTGATAAGTTCGTGCATATCAGTACAATGGCTCACGAAAGAGCATCATCGGCCTCGCAAGAAGAACACGAAAAGGATTTGGCGGAGTCGGCACAGGACGCCGCCAAGGAACAGGCCGCACAAGCGGCCGGAGGAGCGAATGGCAATAACGGTTCTAACGGCGGCGGGAACGTATAATCTAAAACAGGGAACGGGCCGGGTGCTGGGGCTTAGTTGCCCGGTAGCCGGAACCTTTACCCTGCAAATCAACGATGGGCCAAACGTGACAGGCGGGGTGGTGGCGAAGTATGGCGCCACGCCGGCCACGCTCACGACCGGCATACTCATCTTTGACCCAATCATCTTCCGCGATGGCTTGCAGATCGTCATAGGCGGCGCAGGCGGAGAATTGGACGTGGATTGGATATGAGCACACCCGCCACGCCAGTTGTTGACCCGAAAGCTGTAGTGCCGGTAGTGGAAGCGCCAGTATCGCCCAATGCCGAGACCGACAAGCGCGTCTCGGAAGTCCTCAACGACAAGAAGAAGAAAAAGCATCCCGTCGAAGCCCGCATAGCCGAGCTGACCAAAAAGAACGCCGCCATCGAGGAGAAAGCCGCCAAAGATAAGGCCGAGCTTGAATCCAAGCTTGCCCAGCAGAACGAAAAGAACATTCAAGCCGAGCTGGACCGGCGCAAAGCCCAAGCTGCAGCAGATGACAAACGCCCTGAAAAGGTGGAAGGCCAGACAGATGCCGACTTCTCGCAAAAGATGGCCGAGTGGGTTATCCGCCAGCAAGACAAGATCACGCCGAAAGTAGCGGCTCCAGTCACTCCGGTTCCCGACCCTGCCGCGCACCAAATGCGCAAAGAAGAGTTTGATGGGTTCCTTGAAAAGGGTAAAGCTTTCATGGTGCAGTACCCTGACTTCAACGAGACCTTGCAGAAGGCCAGCGAGCGCGGCCTAACGATGGATAATCAGGCGATGGTAGCCATTATTCGCCTGAAAGCCCCGGAAGTAGCCTATTACCTCGCTAAGCCAGAAAATGAAACGACCGCCCGCAAGTTCATGCAAATGGACGGCATCCAGCAAGTAGCCGAAGTAGGCAGAATTCAGGAACGATTGGCAGTGCATCCAAACGACTTTGTATCTAATGCTGGCAGGCCGGGGCAGCGGCTGAACGGCAATAGCGCCGTAGATACACGCAGGCCAGATGAAATGGATGTAGACGAATATCTGAAAAAGCGGCGGGCAGACATCAAAGCAGGTCTGCGCCGAAGATAGGGCTTGACAAGCCACAATTTTGTTGTATCTTCACCACAGGTTACTTGCACCGTAGTGGGCAACCGCTGGAAGCAAGCCGCATCGTCCGAGCGTCATCCGGCGCGCAGTAAATGAGAATTCGTAGGTGCGATTCCTACCTGTAAATCCAAACAGGAGGAATCCACTTGGCAAATCAGCTACTTACCATCGGGATGGTCACGATGGAAGGGTTGCCGGTCCTTGAAAACCAGCTAAAATTCACCAAACATGTACGCCGAGATTACGACCGCGACTTTGGCGACGAAGGCGCGCAGATTGGCGATACTCTGGCCATCCGCAAGCCGCCCCGCTTTGTAGGCCGATCCGGTCAAGGTTTCAACGCTGAGGATGCGACCGAAACCAGCGTGCAGCTGACGCTCACCACGCAGTTCGGCGTTGACACGTTCTTCTCCTCGAAAGACTTCGCTCTCAATATTGAGAACTTCACGGAACGCTTCCTCGACCCCGGCATGGCGCGCATCGCCAACAAGATTGATTCCGATGGCCTCTTGCAGTACGCCAACGTAGCGAACTTTGTAGGCGTGCCGGGCACCGTTCCCAATGCCCTCCTGACTTACCTCCAAGCCATGCAGAAATTGAATGATAACGCGGCAGCTCTCGAGCCTCGCGCCATCATCATCTCGCAGGCGATGGAACCGCAGATCGTTGACGCTTTGAAGGGCTTGCTTGAGCCGGGCAGCTCGATTTCCGAGCAGTACGAATCCGGCTACATGCGTCAGGCCATTGGCGCTGTCTGGGAGATGGACCAGAACGTAGCCAACAACACTGTAGGGGCTTTGAACGGCGCAACGCAGGTTACTGTCAATGCCGGTGGACAGTCCGGCGCTTCGCTTGTGCTCTCCAATGCCGGGTCGGTGACCGCGCTGTATAAAAAGGGCAATACATTCACGATTGGCTCAGGGGCCACGGGGGTCTACGCCGTCAACCCGCAGGAAAAGACGCAAATCAACTCCTTGCAGTCTTTCACTTTCACCGCCGATGTAACCAGCTCTGGCGGCGCGGCCACAGCGCCTATCTTCCCGGCTATCGTGCTTTCCGGGCCTTTCCAGAACGTCAACGCAGCTCCTCAAGCCGGTGCAAGCATCAACATCAGCGGCGCGGCTTCGACCGTCTCTCCGCAAGGGCTTTGCTTCCACAAAGGTAGCTTTGCTCTCGGAATGGCCGACCTTCCCATTATCCGGTCTGCTGAGATGTGCGAGCGCAAGGCCAGCGACCAACTAGGGCTTTCCGTGCGCTACCTTAAAGCCTACGACTACAACCAAGACCGTCTGCCAGGGCGTTTCGACGTTCTGTATGGCTGGGTCACTCTCTACGGAGAGACGGCCTGCCGGATTATGAGCTAAGGAGAAACGATGGCTATCACTGTAACCACTCTTTCAGCTGCGGTGCTCCTCACGGACACGGTTGTCAACGTCACGAGCGCAACTGGCATTACGGCTCCCAACTACCAGATTGGCGACCCGACGAAAGGCATCTCTGGCGGCGTGACCTACCTTTTGATCGAGCAGGAAATGATGAAGGTGACGGGCGTAAACGGCACGGTTATCAGCGTGGCGCGCGGAGAGCTTGGCTCACAGGCCTCAGCGCACACCGTCAACTCCACAGTGACCGCGGGACTTACAACCGACTTCCCGGCATTCTCCCCGGCAGAACAGACCGCTGTTCCTGCGCTACCCAATAAGTTCCAAGGATTCTCTGGCGTGGTGGCTTCGGCGGCTGCCATTACCGCTCCAAGCGCGTTCTTCCATGTCAGCGGCACTACAGCCTTAACCACGATGGCTCCCCCGGCAGGGTATGAGCAGGGCGGAGAAATCAACATCGTGTTCGATGGCGCGGCGTCTTGGGCGACAGGCGGAGCGGTATCCGGCACCGTTGGCGCACCGGGCACGTTCTACCCGTTCAACGCCTCGAGCACCGCGGTACAGACCGGGAACTATGCTACCTTCATTCTCGACCTGAACATTCAGAAGTGGATTCCATCCCGCTTGTAAGGAGACTCATGGCTATCACGCATCGCGGAGCACTTGATGAGTCTGCTGTCAACGACGTTCTGATAACGCTCGGTTCTACAGTTTCCACCCTTGCCACGGCTGGGCCGATTGTTTTCCCAGCCAACGCCATCACGGGAACAGACGATGTTTTCCTGCTGACGACGGCAGCCACTCCGGGAACTATGACCACCCGCACAGCGGCGCAGATGTATGCCGATGTTGTTGCCTTAGTGGGAACGCAAAACGTCAACGGCTTTGCTTTCACCTTGCGAATCACGAATACGGTTATCACCAACACGCTGACGTTAGCAGCTGGAACGGGCGTTACCTTTGTGGCTCCAGGCACCTACACTGTAGGCCCCCAAACGTTTCGGGATTTCGTAGTGACCATCGTAAACAGCGGAGCCGTCAACATTCAAACCACAGGCATAGGAACTTGGAGCTAACCATGAAACTGAAAGTCACAAAGAACACGCAAACGCCGAATGGCGACTTTACGCTGACCCTAACCGGGGAAGATGGCTTGCGGGGAGAGATTTTCCTGCCCGTGCCTCCGCCTGAAAAGGAAGTCTTTTTGTACGAGATTGGCCAGGAGTTCACGCTGACGGCTGGGCCAAAGCCCGTCAAGCCTCCTGCACCGGCTCCCAAGCCGCCAGCACCTCAGCCGCCTGCGCCGCCTCAGCCGCCTGCACCACATCCCGTCCAGCCAGTCCAAGAGGTGAAGCCATGACGCAGATTCTCAGCCGTCCCCGCGACGAGCAGGTTATGTATGTCGTGGAGACGGATTCGATGGGCCGCACTCCAGAGCAGATCGAAGCTATGGAGAAGAATGAGATTCGCCCCCCGCGCATCTCGAAGCGCGACAAAGCCTACGCCGAACGAGTCAAAAAGGAATGCGCCAGCTATCCCAAGGTCATGTATCGGCTTGCTCTCCGTAAAGGCGTGCCTGCCGGGGATGAAATCGCTCCCAGCTACCCGCTGCCATTCGACTTGGCGCAATCGCTCGGCATTTCGGATAGGGGGTTCAAAGTGCTGGGGAAGACGAGGGATAGCGGCGGGTATATCTTGCAAAAGCATCCCTACCTGACTAAGAGCGTGGCTGTCTTTGTGAACGATGACCCGAACGGGGCTATTGACTATAAAGCCTCGGCTGCCCTTGAAAAGAAACTCGAAGCCGAAGGCTGGGTCAGCAACATCAACGACCTCGAAGGACTACCCGAGGAGCATGTCGAGGAAGAGTTCGACCCGATTCCCGCACCCAAGGCAAAGAGGCCAGAAGCGAGACCCTAAGCGATGCTTGGCCAAGACCTGCTCAATGCAGCCGCCAGGCTTGCAGGGCTTTTGGCCAGCGGCGATGTCCTGCAAGGCAACATGCCCCAAGAATGTCTTGTCATCGCGCAGGACATGATTGATGAGTGGCAGGCTGACGGGCTAAAAGTCTTCCAAGAAAACATCCTGACATTGCCGCTTGTCATCGGCCAGCAAGTCTACACGCTCGGGCCTACAGGCACTTTTGCCTACATCCGTCCAGCGAAGATTCAACGGGCTGGGATGCTTCTGACAGGCTCCAACCCCACGCAGCCGCCAGAAATCCCCATTTCCTTGCTCGACTACGAAGGCTGGGCCAATATCCGGGTCAAGAACATCCAGGGCAACTATCCGCTAAACGTCTACCCGGATTATGCCTACCCCAACATGAACCTGTACGTGTACCAGATTCCGAGCCTTGCGTGTTCTCTGGTTCTCTACTGCTGGAATCCGCTCTCGACGTTCCCAGACCTGAACACAACAAACGTCACCTTTCCACCAGCCTATGCGCGCGCGCTGAAATACAATCTGGCCATTGCTTTGATGGCGGAATACAAATTGACGCCCGACCAGCTCGTACTCGGCATCGCGCAAAACTCTTTGGCAGCTCTCAAGGAATTGAACCTTCCGGCGCCTATCCTGACATGTGATTCAGGGCTTACTGGCAGGGATGGATACTACGATTGGCGCAGCGATACGTATGTTGACAGGAGATAAGGTATCGCACAGTTCGATTTTTGCTCAGGAAGTTACACCCTCTCCACAATCAACGCTGACAATCAGCGCACGCTAAACCTATATCCCGAAATAGTCGAGTCTGGCGATGGCCGGTCAAAGATGACCTTGCTGAACACGCCCGGCTTGGCCATCCTTGCCCAACTGGACGCTGCTTCGAGAGCGGAGCTTGAATTCAACGGGATGCTTTATGTTGTAGGCGGGGTGAATTTCTATCAAGTCATCCTTGTTTCGCCCCCGACGCTGACCAGCCCCGCGGTCGTTTCCCTCACGGCGCTCAATCCCGGCGCACCAATGGCCAACGATGGGTTGCCAGCCTCGATTGCCGCCAACGAAAATCAGCTGCTCATTTCTAGCGCGGGAAACGTCTACATCTACTACCTGAACAAGATAAACGATTCCGTGACTGGGCTGCCGATTGCAGCAGGAACGTTTAAGCAAGTGCCAGCCTCAAACTTCACGACTGCCGGAGGCAATGCCCCTGTCAAACAAGTGGCCTTCTGCGATTCGTTCTTTCTAGCCCTGATTGCCAATAGCCAGAGCATTCAAATCTCGAATGTCCTCGACGGCTACAACTGGATTCCTGGCGGCTCGATAGTCGGCGGAGTCTATACCGGAGGCGTCTCCAGTCAGATCATCGTCAGCGTCTATCCTGAAAACGTGGTTGGCATGATCGTAGACCACCGGAATCTTTGGCTCCTGGGCCGCAAAGCGACTGTTGCTTACAGCTCTGGCGACCCGATCAATATTTTCACTGTTCAGCCAGGTTCCTTTGTCGAGCAAGGCGCTATCGCTACGTTTGCGATGAGCAAGCTGGACAACTCGCCTTTCTGGGTTTCAGGCGACGACAAAGGCGATGGCATGGGCTTCCGGCTGAATGGCTTGACGCCTCAGAGAATCACGACGCACGCCGTGGAACTGGCCTGGAAAAGCTACCCCAAGCGCAGCGATGCGGTCAGCTATGCCTATCAGGACCAAGGCCACGCTTTCTGGGTCGTGCTGTTCCCCTCGGCTAACAATGGAAACGGGGCTACTTGGGTCTATGACGTGGCGACGGGACTTTGGCATGAAAGGGATTTGCTCAGTGAGGCGACCGGAGGAAGTCTCGGCCATCCAAGCTGGAACCATGCTTACTGGAATGGTTTCCACGTAGTAGGCGATTGGCGGTCAGCGAACCTCTACCAGATGAGCACAAGTTTCTACAGCAATGCCGGCGTGCCAATCATCAAGCTACGCCGTGCGCCGCACATCTCGACAGAGCTGGAAATGACGCGCTTCGACAAGTTCACGTTGGATATGGAGACAGGGCTTGGGCCTGAGCCGCCTCTCCAGACTGGCGGGGGAAGTCCTACGATCCTGACGCTGAAAGATGCCAATGGCATCCTGTGGGGCGTGACCGTTACCTCGGCTGGCCTGCTCCAAACAACTTCAGGTTCACTCGGAGCGGCCCAAACCATCTTTCTGAATGTCGGCGCGGCGACCTGGCAGCTAGGCGTCACGATTGCCGGACTGCTGACCACAACCGTGGTTACATTCAACGCTGCCAATCCCTCGACCATCCCAATGGTTTCTCCGACGAATGCTTGGAATTTGAGCGTAACGGCAACGGGGCTTTTGCAGACTTCGCAGAATTTCAGCCTGTTTGCTCGCGGGCCGCTCGTCTGGCTCAGATGGTCAGACGACGCTGGACATACGTGGTCAAATGCCCAGTCACGAGACGCGGGGCAAGCCGGGCAATGGAAGACGCGCGTAATCTGGTACAGGCTGGGAGCGGCGAGGATTAGGACTCTTGAAGTCACTTGTTCAGAGTCTGTGCCCATCCGCATCGTCAATGGCTACATCAACGCCGAACCTGGCTACAAGCCAAGCGAGAGACTGGTCCGGCAATACCAAAAGGTTAGCTGATGCCAACAACTACGACACAAAACGCGCAACTGGCCATCTTCCAGACCAAGCCCATCGGCTCGGATGGGAACTTTGTCCTTGCCTGGCAGCAATTCTTCCAGTCGATCATTTCTTTCATGGCCTCTAGCCCCAAAGCGTATACACTTACCCACAGTCAGCGTCTCGCTTTAGCCACAGGCAACTTGACAATAGGGTCTATAGTGTATGAGACGGACAGCGGGCACGTAGACCTGTGGAACGGAAAGACTTGGGTGCAGCTGATATGAAGGCTCTCGAAATCGGAACTAGCGTGACCTTCGCCAAGGAAACCTACGCCGAAGTCATCTCTGAAATCAAGCGGCTCCTGGAACTTCATTGGGAGGAAATTGCCCTTCTCAAGAATAAGATTCCGCTCGACCCGGACTATGACAAATATCAGGAACTTGAGAAGCTGGGGATGATGCATTTCCTGACGGCCCGCAATGAGGTTAATGAACTGGTGGGCTACAACATCTTCACCATTTTCAATCACATACACTACAAGTCCACGCCGATGGCGCAGATTGACATCATGTTCATGGAGCAGTCTTACCGCAAGGGCCGGAACGGAATTCGCTTCCTGAAGTTCTTTGAATCGGAATCGAAGAAATTGGGCGTCAAAAAGCTCATCGGCGGGACGAAAGAGCACTTCGACATCGGCAAACTGTTTGAGTATCTCGACTGGACACCGACCGACCGCATGTACTCGAAATGGATTGGTGACTGATGCCGATCAGCCTGCCAGTGGCAATCATCGGCGGAGCAGTGGCAAGCGCAGGTATTGGCGCGGCAGGGTCTCTTGCGGCAGCGGGGACGCAGGCCAGCGCCGGGAAGAACGCCGCCCAGCTTCAGTACATGCTTGGCCAGCAGCAACTCCAGCAGAACCAAAACCAGTTCAATACGACACAAGCCAATGAAGCGCCGTGGCTCCGAGCAGGAACTTCCGCCATTGGAACCCTGTCGAACTTGCTTTCTACTCCCGGTTCCGGTCTTTTAACGCCTTGGACGAGCACTTTTGCCGCGCCGACCGTGGCTCAGGCACAAGCTACGCCGGGCTATCAGTTCACTGCCGGAGCAGGTTCTGGAGCAATTCAGAACAGCGCAGCCGGGTCTGGGAATCTGCTTTCGACTGGCACCCTCAAGACGCTCGACCAATTCAATCAAGGCCTAGCTTCCACGACCTACCAGCAAACCTATCAGAACGCTTTCAACGAGTACTTGCAGCAATACAACCAGTTCCAGAACAATCAGACCAATGAGTTTAACCGGCTGGCTTCCGTGAGTGGGTTAGGACAGCAGGCGGCGACGAGTCTAGGCCAGCTTGGCCAGCAGAACGCCAACACCAATGCCAGCATTTCAGGCACGATTGGCGGACAGGTTGGAAACTCGCTTCTCTACACCGGAGCGGCCAATGCTTCCGGTTATGCAGGCGTAGCCAATGCACTTTCTGGCGGAATCAATAACCTAAGTCAATACGCCCTACTGAATTCGATTCTCAATCCGCAAGGCGCAGGGCCGACTGGCGGTATTCCCGGCCTTGCTCCGGGCACTAACCCTGGTGATACTACGGCGGGCATTCTAAGCGGACCAGCATTTGCTCCATCCAATGGGATACCAGAATAATGGCTACCGCTGGATTTCCCGCGCTTCAAATCAGGCCCCCTGAATCTCCCCTTCAGGAACTCGGCGGAGCTTTGCAGATCAAAGGAGCGATGCAACAGCAGCAACTTGGCGAGATTCAGCTGCAAGAGGCTCGCCAGAACCAAACCAGCCAGCAAGTCTTGATGCAGAAGTTCAGCGAGAACAATGGCGACCTGAACAAAACCTATGCTGACGCCGCAGCGACCGGCCAGGTCACGCCGTCCATGCTCCTAAACTTCAGGACGCAAAGCATCGCAGCCCAAACGGCAATGGCCAATCTTTCGGAGAAGCAAGTCGATCTTTTGATAAAACAACATGATTTAACGGCGAATGAACTAGAAGGCGTTAAGCAGCTCCCCATTGAGCAGCGTCCTCAAGGCATCAAAGACGCCCTTGGCCGTCTGGCGAATGAAAATGTGGATATATCTAAAATCGTTCCATCGCTGACCAACTTACCGGACTTCTCCGATAAAAGCCTGAACCAAGTGGAGACTGGATTGAAAGGTTCACAATGGCTGGCACAAAACGAGAAGGCTCAGCGCGAGCAGCGCCAAGCACCGTCCGATGCCGATGTCATTGCCCAGCGGCAAGCAAGTTTGCAAGAGACGGAAGCCAAGACCCTGCAAGCGACGAATGAGGCATCTTTGGCAGCAGAACGCCAGCGGCAACTTGGCACCGTGACGGCGGAAGACACCTACAAAGAGCAGCAGGCCAACTACCGGGCCACAATTCAGCGCCAGACTACATTCGCCAACGAGCTGCAAAAGGGCGGTTTGTCGAACCTGGACAAGATGTTCAGCGATCCGCAGCACGGCTATGTACAGTTTCTATCGCAAGCCCAGAGCACCAAGAACACCATCATGCAGTCGAAGAACGGCAATGAACTGGCTTCCAATCTTGAGCCTCTCATGCTGGCTCTTGGAGTCACTTCCTTTGCTGGAGTCCATCGCATCAACCAAACTGAAGTAAATGCAGCAGGGCCAGAGGCCGGGAGTCTCTACAGGCGGCTGGATTCGATTATGAGCAAGGCTGGGTCAGGAGCAGTCCCAGAGGACACTTTGAAAGAAGCTGGGGCTATCGTGGATGGCCTGATTGACGCTAAGTATCACGGTTTGGTGAATGGCGCGAACATGGTAGCGGCCAACGCAGGCCTTGACCCGAAAAAGACTGTAGTTATGGACCGTTCTGGAGTAATTACGACGCTCGACAAAGCGCAAGAAGGAGCAGCCAAGCCATCACAGGCGGCCACGCATCGTTACAACCCAACGACAGGCCAGATTGAGGAGATTAAGCCCTGATGCCCGACAAGAACGTACAACTTCCTGATGGGCGAATCGTGGCCTTCCCTGATTCGATGGCCGACGCGGATATTTCTGCGGTTATCAAAAAACAGTTGGGAGCACCAAAGACGGAACGGGCTATGCAGCAAACAATGGGCGGCCCTCCCATGTTCACCGATGTTCCCGCTGGCGAAGGAGCTAAGTTCGAGGCGGCTGGTAAGGCTGGATATGCCGAGGGCGGAAAAACTGGATTAGAGATGGTAGGCGGGACGATTGGCGGGGAAGTTGCTTCTGGAATGCGTGGAATCGTTGGAGTTCTAGCCAGAATGCTTGGCGCAGGAGTTGGAGGAGCGGCTGGAAACGTTGCCGGTCAAGCCGCAGGAACTGGTAAAGTAAATCCTTCCGAGATTCTACCTGCCGGAGCTGGAATGGCCGCAGGGCAAGGGGTTGGAGAGGCCTTTGGTGCGGGTCTTCCTGCCCTTCGCAGTGCTCTTAGCCGCATGATGTATACAGGAGAAGTAGCCGCCGATGGCACGGCTGAACTTTCCAAAGTGGGACGGTCCATTTTACATCCAACGCAACTCCCTGAAAATGTTCTACGGGCGACTGTTCCTCCACCGCCAGAAGCAGCTGCCGCAGCCGCAAAACAGGCGGGAGAGACCAATGCGGCCAAACTCGAATCGCAAATGAAAGAGACTGAAGCGGCTCGCCAGCAAGCTATTACCGATAAAGCCAAGCTAGAAATGCAAGATGCCACAGAACAAGCTGCCGCCGTAAAGCGTCAGCAGGCAGCCGCTAGATTGGCTGCCAAGAATACGCCTCAACCATCCCCGTTTGAAGGCATGACTTCCAGCGCCAAGGCCACATTCTCAGACTTGAAACTTCCGCCCGCGGGAGATATTCCAAAAAGCTCGCCACAGCTCTTTGCGCAAGGCGGGGGCTTCCAAGCACCAGAGCCAAGCAAGATTCAAACTGCGCTTTCGCCGCCTCCGCCTATTAACCGGACACTGGTAAGCTACGACCGGGATTTGCTTGTGCACATGGCTCGTGGCGGAGATTTGAACGCCTTACGGGAACTGATTCGGAATCCGGGCGGCATTGATGTGGCCTCGGCGGTGCCGAACTCGAAGTATTTGCTGGAATCTGGTAGACCTACTGTGATTTATGGGGGACCTAAGGATTAGGGAAATTAAGATGAGCGAATGGACCAAAGAACTTTATTGCAGCCTTATCGTAAGCGCGCGCCGCTTCTTCGGGAGAATCAAAAGAGCCTCCGAAGCTAGTCCTTTTTCCGTTGTATTGAATGCGCACTTCCCAACACCGCCTACTCTTGCGCCAGCGGATTCCCTTGAATCCAGTAGAACTGTTAACGCGGGCTTTACGATTCCGACAATTTTGTACGTGCGTGCATTTGCGAAGATTCTGACGTCGATTGTCCAGCGTATTTCTGTTCTCGTGATCCCCTTCTTCGAGCGGTCCGCATTCAAGGATTTGCCGTTGCATGGAGATGGACGTGTGCCGTCCAGCGATTGCCCTGGTAGCGTAGAAGCTTTTCGTGCAATTAGACCAGATGGCATACCAGTTCCATTGCGAAAGCCACTCGAAGTCGGCGGCGTCCACGATGGCATTCTGTCCTTGCGTAAGCGGGATAAGTTTTATAGATTGGTCAAGCGGCTGGATTACAGCATGTCGCTTCATGCGTTTTTTCATCGGTGCACCTCTAATGCACTGAGATTCAGCCGCTATCTTACCATTCTTTTGTTGCCACTTCCTTTATTTTCTCAAGTCCCCGTTGCCATGAGTCCATTGACGCCTATCGCTCAACCGTTCTTCTCTCAAACAGGGGTGCCATTGGCATCTGGTTGCGTCTGGACATACGCAAGCGGAACCAGTTCGCCGCTCGCAACCTACACCGATGGTACGGGTAATTTCGTGAATAGCAATCCCGTGATATTAGATTCTGGCGGCTACGGGTCTATCTGGCTATCAAATGCGTCCTACCGCTTCAAAATCGTGGCCTACGATGGCTCAAATGATAACTGCGCAACGGGAACGCTTGTGCGCACGGTGGACTATGTTTCGGCTTGGACCATCCTCAATCAAGCGTCTAATCTGTTTGTGCTCGGCGCATCCTCCGACCCTTCGGGTACAGCTGGGGAACTGGCCTACCGCACGGACATTTCTTGCTTTCGAGCGTTTACGACATTCTGGGATTGCCTGGTTTCGCTAACGGGGACGCAAACGCTGACGAACAAAACCTTGGCCAGCCCTGCTTTTACTGGCGCGGCGACGGGACTAACTGCGACGAGTCCAACGCTGAATAGTCCGACGATTAATGGCTTGTCGCTTGGCGGCGATACAGTCTCTTCCGGCAATCCTACAAATTTCCAAGCCTATACAAATGGAGCAGGGGGAACAGGTCTCAACCTCTTGGCGAAGCTTGCGCCGTCAGGAGGGGGAAGTTTCATCCAGTCTACGGCCATCACGGATACTGGCGGCGCCATCGGCGTGGTCATCGCTGGAGCGGGAACTTCTGGGGTTGCCGTGGTCCAGACAAGTGGGCAAGTTCTTTGGACCTGCGATGGGAGCACGACAGCCGGAGATTACGTGCAAATCAGTTCCACGGTCATAGGTAATTGCCACGACATCGGCTCGGCAACCTATCCCATAAGCGGCGGCCAAGTCATGGGGCGAGTCCTACTTACCAACGTGGGTGCTGGAACTTATTTGGTTGATTTATTTGGCCCGGAAATCAGGACTCCTGGACTGTCCACGGCGGTAAACTTGACTTCCCAAGGAGCAAACATCACCTCAACCCCAATCCTTACGCCTGGGGGAAATGGCTTCTATCGCTTCTCTTGCTATGTAGTTGTGACTCAAGCAGCAACGGTCAGTTCCACATCTCCTCTTTGCAATGTGCTCTATACTGATGCCGACACAGGTGTTTCGGAGACTATCGCGCTTGTTACGAACAGTACGGCGAATACAGTAGGAGCGATTGTTCCATTTGCCCCACAAAATTTCTATGCCAAATCCGGCGTGGCTATCAGCTACTCGACTTCCGGCTACGCGACGAGTGGAGCGACTTCGATGCAATATGCGCTTCATATCCGTTTAGAAGGCCCCTATTGATGAAACGACTGCTGATTGCTCTTCTGATGCTGGCTGGCCTGTTCGTCGTCACGACTGCTGAACAGTGGTTTCTGATGACGCCAGCGGCTCGCGCCCAGACTAACACTTTCTGTGCGTCCAATCTTGCCTGCACAGTGACCGGAGTTTGGACTTTCAACGCGGTCGGTAATTTCAACAGCATCTTCTATGTGGATGGAACGAAGTACACAACCATCGAAGCAGCCCTTGCCGCTAACGGGTGCTCCTCGACTATCGTAGTCAAAGGAGGATTTACCGAAACAGCGGCAGGAGATTTATTCGCCGGATTTCATACCGGAGCCTGTTTAGGCGCTCTTTACCTGCAAGCCAGTTCCGTAGTCACCGTCAATTTCCCAGTGCTTGTCCCTAACGGCTACACCATCAAGGGCGATTACGGAGCGCACATCACGGCTGGAGGTTCCTTTCCAACGGCTACGGTAGCTTCCGCGAATGCTCAGCGCAGCGCCGGAGGAGTAGTCACATTCACCACTTCCGTTGGGTTAGGCGTGGCTCTCGGAACACCTTTGCAGATGTCTCGTTTTACGGCGATCAATGGAACATGCATCGTGACGGCGATTGCAGGGACAGCGGTCACCTGCCAGGGCAATGGCGGGTCGGTCGTCAATGATACATGCAATGGCACCTGCACGGTAACTCCTCCAGTCGTGGTGCTTGGCGATACGCCAAATTACGGCGGAGCGTTTGACCACGGCTCCCGCTTGCAGGATGTCGTGGTTGAGTGTGCGAATATCCCCGGTTCAACGGGCATCTATTCCAACTCCATCAATGAGCTTTCTGGGGCAGGCCGCATCGCTCCAAATAACTGTGTATACCGTGGCATCAAAATAGAACAGACCGCCGCCAACTCAGTGCAGAGTGCTGGAGGCTCTCCGCAGAATTGGGATTTACAAGACCTCGACATCACCATGAGCGCAAACTCTACCATAGCGCAAGATTCGGTGGGATTTGAGATTGCTGGTACGAGTTCCACTATTTTTGCCGACACCAGCGCTGAACGCATCACCGTAACTGCCAACGGCGCGGCAACTCAGAAGATGCAAAGCTGCATGAGGCTGATAAACACCGCCGCCGCTTCGTTCGTCAGGGTCCACTTTGAACAGTGCGTAGACGGCATCGAATTGAATGGTCAGCCTAACGCTGGTACTTCGACGCCCGGAGCGGCAACGCTTACGCCCGGAGTTGATCTGCTGGGTGTCAGCGGGAACTCTACAGTAACGAACGTAGTGCATATTCGCAACGTGGCCAGCGGCAGAAACATTTCCATTCACGGAGCCACGCTAAATGGAGCAACGAATCTTGTTTTGGACGACATAAACACCAACACAGTAACGGCTCAGGACTCCATCCTCTACAGGGTCAACAGCGACGGTTCAGTGTGTAGCAGCATAGCAGCTATTGGCTGCAAATCTTCTGGTTTCTTTATGGCGCCATCATTCAGAAGCACTGCGGCCAACATAGCCTCGGTTGGGCAAATTAGATTAGGCAATACGGATTCAGCGTGTTGGAGAAATGCGGCAAACAATGCTGATATTTGTATGCAGGTAAACGGCAGCAATCAATTCCAGTTTGCCAACCATCTCGTGCCCTCAACGACAGGCTTCCAGTTGGGCGTAGGCTCGCTTCCCTGGAACGCATTGGTGTTGGGTACGGCGGCTACAAACAATTTCACATTCACGCCGGGGACCACAGCAGCGGCTAGAGCAGTATCGATTCCCGACCCTCTGACAAATGTGAACTTAGCGTTCAATCTGTCGGCCACAAGTTCGGCTTTCGCCACGGCTACTACAGCGGGAACGTGCGTTCAGAGCACGACCGCCGTGGCTGGAGCGACTACAACAATGGTAGCTGAAGCTTCGCCAGTTTCGACGCCGGGAGTTGGAGCGGTATGGTCAGCTTTTGTTTCTTCGGCAGGCAATGTCACTATCAACGAATGTGCCGTAGCAGCTTCCGCTGGCGGGACGATTGCTTTCAATATTAGGGTGCATCCATGAGAAAATTTCTTATATTTTTCCTTGTGCCTTTCACGCTGGCAGCCCAAACGCAAATAGGCGGAGGCTCAGGCGGGGGGAGCACGTCAGTAGCGGCAAAGAATTCCGGTCTTGCTGGACCGCTCGTCATTTACCCCAACGCTCCTCCATACAACATCAGCTTCGATGGGCAGGTTTGCTACTACGTCACATGGCCTAACACAAGCACTCTGGTTACTTGCAATTCTGGCAGTGCCCCCATAACCGGAGCCGTGGCGTCGAACGTGGAAACAATCTCTTTCAACCTGGCCAGTCAGCCGTTTAACCCACTCGCACATGGATGGAATACCGGGGATAGCGTCACGGTTTCGATATTTTCCGGGGCGGATACCTACCTCAATGGCACGTTCACTCTGACGGGAGTCACCGCCAACACCGTTACGATGGCGAACGTACACGCCAATGGCAGTTCAACAACCAATGGACTTATCGTTGATTCCAATGTTGGCCCATTCGTCCCCGCCGATACAGGGAAGCTTGGTTTCGGCACGAACTGTTCAACACCGCTTACTTGTTTCCCGTCACCTGGAGGGTTAGCCACTAGGCCGTTGGGGATAGTCACATACGCCAGTCCTACGACAGTGAACGTTGTTGGTAATTCGACAGCCGCTCTGCTTACTCCTACTGGTGGGCAGTTCTGGTGGTTCACGGACGACCGCGCGAAATGGTGCTGCGCAGTCGGAAGCGTGGATTACAACATTGGATTAGCTGGAAGTTGCGTGAGTGTCAGTGTGCCTGCCGGGACGACTCCGCTACCATTCGGATTCGGAAATAATAACAGCCCGAATTGCGGCACTGTCTCTAACGGTGCAAGCGGTGTTGGCAACACTTCCCGCCAAGCTGTCGGTGGAAACAATATATGGGGGCAGGGTATCGCCAACACAACCTTTCTTCTGCCGCCTGACTCGAACTATGCCGCTTGTACCGGGATAAGTACAAGCGTAGCCGGAAACGTTGGCTGCCTGTTCTCGAATTTCATGGGTGGCGGAAATTTCACGATCACTGGAGGCGGTCACTGTCAAACCGGCTCGAATGCGGTAGTTCTCTTCAATCCAAGCGCATCGTCTACTTTTTGGCAAAACGTGACGATGACAGATTACGGATGCTTTGACGCGGCGAGCATCGGCGTCAACTACCCGTTCGCAAACAAATTTAATGGCATGTACAACAGCGGATTCGGCGGACAGGCCTGCAATGCCAACGGCGTGAACGTCATTTTGACGGACAGCTATTGCGGCGAAACGCGGCTATCCCCTTTGAAAATCAATGGCTCTGGCACGGTTCTCAGAACGGAGAATTTCTATATCGGAGCAACGGCTTCAACGATTGGCGTGTGGGTTGGGAGCGATGCCAGTGCGCTTACTTGGACAAGTTTACACGATCAATCCTACGGCGCTGTAGGTGCTGGCGGGACCCATATCTTTATAAATGGACCTGCAACCGCCTACATGACTTCATGGTACAACGCCAGCGGGTCAGCCTATGGAGTGCAGCTAACGGCGACAGGTAAACTGTTCTTGCGCGACTCCTCTCCCATCAATGGGAGCACCCACGCCATCGGCACGAACGGCGTGACATTAACCACTGGAGGAGTTTTCAATCTAGGCGGCAACCAATTCACTGGCGCAGCGCTAGAATCTACGGTGCTACCAAGCTGCGTGCTTACAACTGGCGGCGGGTCGCCGGGACAATCTTGCGCGACAGCCAACACGGAAGGGAACAATGCTTTCGATGTTGTAATGACAATGGGGACTACTCCAGGCAGCACGGGAACGACAACGATAACCTATGCAGGGACGAACCAAATCAATAGCGGCATCCTTCCGAACCTGACTTGTGACCTAGCGGACGGAACTGGAGCATGGGGGAGCACCGCAAACGTGAAGGTTTCCACGCGCAGTGCAACGGTCCCGGTAGTTACATGGACAAACAGCATCTTGGGAGTGGCAACCGCGTTGACTGCGGGAAACACCTACATCATCTCCTGCCAATCGGAGCCGAATTGATGAGACGCCTAGCTCTACTACTCCTGCTCGCCAGCAGCCTTCGGGCACAAACACTGATCAATGGTAGTTTCGAGTCTCCTGCTCAGACAAAAAACTACTCCTACGACACTCCGACTGGATGGAATTGCACGGGCCAGTATTGGGGCATTGAGACACCTACAGCGGCGCAGCTACCTGTTATTCCTGACGGAAAATCCGTGCTCTGGGCGCAAAACGCAACCTGCTCCCAAGACCTCGGCCCATCCGACCCCACAATGAAGTACACGCTGACCTACTATGTCGGCTCGCAGGCTAGATTCCCTATCCCTCAGACTTGGGGAGCTTCGCTAGGCGGGGCTGTCACTTGCACCCAGACAGGAGCTATCCCGCTTGTAGCCGCCTCTCTCGTCCAGCAAACGATGACGTGCACAGGGCCAGGAGAGTTGGTCCTCACGCTTCTAGCCGGGCCGTCGCAAGTGATGTTCGATGACATACTGCTGACTGCCACGCCAATTGTTCCCGCCAAGTTTGATACGCTAACCTTCGGCATCCAGCTAGTGAACTGCACCAAATGCGACGGCAGCGACCCGGCGCAGCTCGTCTCAGGCAGCATCTTTGCCGGGGCCACGCTTAAACTCTCGCAAGATGGGCAAAACGTCTGCTCGGCTACCTTCAACACGTCGGCCATAGCGGTTTGCACGGGTCCAGTAAACGTAACGCCCGCGATGGTAAACCTCTTGCCGATTGTTCTTAATCCCGCAGGGGCGCAACTGAACACCGGGCAGACCATTGAGATTCCATCCTTGCTGGCTAGCGGGGCTGTGACGGGCAACGTGCGCCTGATATTGGGCTTTGACGCGGCGAGCATGTTGCCCCGTTCGTTCCAGGTATGGACAAATTGAGGCGCTGTATCGCATTCCGGGAGACGGTCGTAGCGGAACGGGCACTGCTTGTGCCTTGCGGTCTAGAGGCTAGGAATTCCGGCAAGAAACGCTTTTGTGGGGCGCACGCCAAAGCCTACCGTGAGCTCGTGGTAGGCATTCTGATGCAGGGCGGGAGACGAAAGAAGAAATGATAGAAGCTATCCAAGTCGCCTTAATAGCTGCTGTACCGCCAACGATCGTGGCAGGCGCTGCGCTTATTGCCTCCATCTCGAACCATCAGAAGATTAATGAATTGCACGTCATTGTGAACTCGCGGCTCACAGAATTGCTGGACTCGAACAAACGGGCAGACATTGCAGAAGGTCGAGCGGAAGGCGTCAAGAGTGAGCAGGACCGGACCAAGTGAACTGGCCAGCCATCGAGCTGATGGTCGGGAGCATCATCATCGGCGCGTGCGTCAACTGGATTGTGATGATCGCTTTTTTTCGCTGGAAGAAGCGCGAAGAGGTGCCGGACGAACTGGAAAAGGAAGTGGCTTCTTTGCATAGGCATGTCGTAGGTTTGCGGGTCGATATGGCGAGAATCAAGGGGCAGCTAAATTTCAAAACTTGGAAGAAAGAAGGCTAATTATGGGAATCGGTCCTCACCCCGGGAGCTTCCCGGCAACTGTACAGAGCGTAGCGAGCGGGTTTGTGACATTCAAGGCAGACCCAAAGGACTTGGAGTATCTGAAAAAGCAGGTCGGAAAGGCGGGCACGCTTGAGTGGACTCCTAACAGCTATAGCCCTGATGCTGGCTCTAAGGTTTCATCCGCCAGCTAACATCGAGCGGTATCTCTGGGCCGAACTGGTCTACATCCCGTTCGTGCTCTCGGCGGCATGGAGCTTCGGCGTCTGGTCGTGGCAGTACGCGGCTGTCTATTGCCTCTTCACGGTCCCGATACTCTATGCCGTCTGCCGGATTGCGTGGGATTGTCTCCGGGACAGGCGCTGGCATTTGAGGCCCATCGCTATCTGTTTTGTGCTGGCCGGGATACTCACCAGAATGGCATTTCTAGGGGCAGGGAAGCCCTTGGGACGTTTCATGGTCATTTCACTCGTCGAGGGCTTTATTCTCGCTTGGGCGGGCGTGCTAACGGCCTTTACCGCCCCTTATACGAGGCATCCAGACCTGCTATTCCCCTTGGCGATGCTCTGGCTGGTGCAAGCGGCCTATTCCTTTGGCTGGACGCTCAACTTCAAGGAATGGGGAAAGCTCAATTGGCTTGTGCCTCCCTGTGTAGCGACGGCGGCTTTCCTTGTGCTGGCTTGGAGGTTGCGGGTGCCCCATGAAATGCCCCGAATGCGGGAAGGTCAAGGACGAGGAACAGCTGTATTATGAGCGCGGCATGCTAAAGATTCCAAGGGCCTGCCAGGAGTGCGAAGACAAGGCCAAGGCGGCTTACAAAGCCGCCACGCCAAAAGATAAGCGGAAGAAACCATGATTCTCACAGTCGAACGCTTCAACTTCACGGACAAAAGCACGATTGGCTCGCTGGCTATAGACGGCAAGAGCTTTTGCTGGACGCTGGAATTGCCTTTGGGCGACGGTGGGCCGGGCAGCGCCATTCCCGTAGGAACCTACAAGGTCGTGACTTACCCAAGCCCGAAGTTTGGCAGGCTCATGCCTCTTCTCGTGGGTGTGCCAGGGCGCAGCAACATTGAAATGCATTGGGGCAACGAGCCGGAGAACACCGAAGGCTGCATCCTGCTCGGCAATTCCATGCCCGGCAAGGACTTCATCGGCGACAGTCGGCAAGCCTTCGACGATTTCTGGGAACAGGCGCAAGGACCGCTGGAAGCGGGAGAATGCACTATCACGGTGAAGTGAACTGTGCTATAAGGAAGCAGCGTGAAAGCCTACCTACCAAAAGAAAAGTTTGGAAACTGGACACCCATAGCTCTCTTTCAGCAAACGGACCAAGGGCATAAGGGAAATCGCTGGCGCCGATGGGCTACCCGAAAAGAGCAAGCCAACAAATCGCAGACCTAGGAGATGGCATAAAAAGCCAGCCAATGACCTCAATAGCTAACTTTTTCAGCCAACATCCATATTGGGCGACCGCAATTCTTACATGGATTTCAAACTATGGCATATCGGCATTCACAAGTGCTCTGGATGCTCCGACAGCCACATCAAGCCCATACTATCGATTTTTTTTTAAGTTTGTAACCGCCATTTTAGCTCAGAATCCATCAAGGGCAAGGAATGTGTCTGTTGAAAGCAGCCCCAACTTCCAAGCGGCAGTCACAAAGCAAACCGACTTGGCCGGCGTCGCGCCTATCACTGTGGTTGCGGTTCCAAAGCCATGAGCGTCTCGGAAATTAGCGCTCAATTTGCTCACTTCTTCACAGCCGCCTATCTCGTCTCGCAATGTGGGCGATGGGGCCACAAGGGGCTAATCGTTGGGGCGGTGGGAATGCTCCTCTGGGCCACGGTCAAAGAAGGCTGGTATGACGAAAAATACGAGTCGCCTGCCGACCGAGGCTCAAGCCTGCTCGATTGGAGTTTCTACATGGCTGGCATGATTCTAGGGCTACTGACAAGCATATGAAGGAGAAACAATGTATCGAAAACGCAGTAATACAGGCCTAGCCGTCATCGTAACTTTCGCATTGGCTGTCACATTGGCGGGCTGCCCAACGAAGGGGCCATACCATGATGCCGTGACGGCGGAGCATGACTTCACGACTGTCCTGAGCAATTTCCAGAAAGCGGAGATGGCTGAACACACCAATGGAAGAATTGATGCAGCGGAGCATCAAAAACTGGAGGCCGGAGTTGAAAAGGTTGGAAACGTCGCACAGGTGCTAGTCGCTGGCCTCCAAGCCAACGCCGGTACCGTCACCATTCAGGGCGAATTCACGGCTATAGAGAATGCGCTCAATTCCCTGGTGGTTGATGGAGTTTTTAGCGTCAAGAATGCCCAAAGTCAGAACCTCTTGGCGATCTTGGTAAAAAGCATCCAAGACATCTTGCAAAATATCGGGTTGTCGCTAAGCGTCCAGACTACCACTCCCATAACTGCGGTTCCGGCAACGAAAGGAGCAAACTAATGACTGTCGCGGCAATCATCGCCATTCTAAATGAGATTGCGACACTGGAGCCTATCGGCTTTAGCCTGGTGGCCTCGTTCATTCATGGCCTGCAAGGCAAGACGGATGCGGAAATATTGGCAGCGGACGCCGATACCTTGACTGCGGTAGTGGCCACGGCTCACGCGGAAGCGCAGCCCCAGTAGTGTTTTGAACAGACACGCGCCCAGTCCGGGAAGAGAATGAATCATGCTCATAGAACTTCTGGTAGCCGTGATTGTCGCAGGCCTCATTTGGTGGCTGCTTACGATGTTGCCCATTCCCGAGCCTTTCAAGAAGATTGTCCTCGTTTTGTTCATCCTCATCTGCATAATCTGGCTGCTAGGGTTCTCTGGGCTGGTGAGTCCGGGCTGGTACGGACCGCGTAGATGAGCGAATGGGACAAGCTGGCGGACTACGACCTCGGGAGAATCGCTAATGCTGTCGAACGCATCGCAACGGCTTTAGAAGCAAGTGAACCACGACCGGCAATGGGTTTTGTTTTCAAAAATACAGGAGGAAGTATGGCAACTAATTTCACGGTAATACCGGGCCAGCCGTTTCAGGTCCAAGCGTCCGTAGTCCCGACAGGAGGGCTTTTGCAGCCTGGAAGCGTTCCAGTCTGGACCGTCGATGACACGAGCGTGACTTTGCTGCCCGTGCCGACCGACCCGTCTGGCCTCAGCATCAACGGGACCACGCTGGCGACCGACACGGCAAAGAGCTTCAATCTCACGCTGACGGGCATCAACTCGGCGGGCGTGACCATCAGCAACACGCAGAACATGGCGTTTGTGGCTCCGCCGCCTGTCCCGGCAACTGGATTTTCTTTCGTTCAGAACAGCTAAGGGCGTTTCTCTGCCAGCCTGCGAGCGTTGCGCCTTGCTCGCTTATCTTCTGCTGCTTTGATAACGCGGCCTTGCTGGGCACTCGTTAATCCCGCATAGGGCGTGTGCTCGCCTCGGCAATATGGCTTAATCGGTCCAAACGGTCTGCTCATAATTTCCTTTCCTCCTGGCTAGGGGCAGTGCTCCTGCCCCGACTGCTCAAATTAGCCGCAGTTGCCCAGTTTCCCGTTCTCGCCGTTCTCGCCGGTGCTGCTTGTGAAGCTGGACATCATAGCGAAGATGGCACCGCTGACACATATGCTTGAGATGTTTTCTGCGAGCGCAGCGGGGATTGTGGCAAAGATGAGCGGTAGTGAGCACGATTCGTCCTCTAGCCCAGACGGCAGGTTCGCCATTCCGCTCCACGCAACGCCTTGGCCCTCCTGTCTTATGCAATCCGCATTCTCCAATACACTCGCACCGCCCTCCAGCGCGTTTGGCAATCTCAGCGACAATCTCCTTCCAGTTCTTTGGATATTTCTTTTGATTCACTGGCACTGGCCAGCCTCCTCAATCCGCCCGGTCATGTAGCGTTTTTCTCGCGTAATTCGCTGAGAGGGATTTGCCATTTGCGACCTAGTTTCTCAGCCTTAATCTTGCCAAGATAGATTTGTTGGTAGATGTAACTCAGCGATAGGCCAGTCTGCCGGGAAAATTCGTAAACGCCGATATAGCCTTTCCGGTTTTCGCTCATCGGATTTTCCCGTCAGTGAGTTCGGCGAGAAACTCGCGTTGCAGGGCGCCTAGTTTGTCTTCTTGCTCGGCAATTTCGCCAATCATGGCCACAAGCCAGATACGTTGACCTTTCCATTTGTCGAGTCTGTAAGTCGCGTGGAGCGTTCCAGCATTGCAAAGATTCAGTGGGCCGGGAACGGTCTGGACAAGGCCGACGTGGACAGCGGAACCACTACCGCCGTTTGCAGGTTTTGCATCTTTGTCGGATTTCCAATAGGCAAGTTTCGCGCCTTCTCGGATGAGCTTTTTGGCGCGAGCGCGACGTTCTTTCGGCAGCATAGCCAGGAAGCAGACAGTAGCTTCTTTCAAGCCGTAGCCGTCGCCGTAGCCGTAGCCGTAGCCGTAGCCGGAGCCGTAGCCGTCGCCGTAGCCGTAGCCGTAGCCGTAGCC